CGTTCTTTATACTGTTGATGGTGTTGATGGTGTTGCAACCAACCCCCCTCTCTTATTAACCATTTAACTTAAAGAATATTAATTAAAATATCCAACTATTAAGTTGCGGTCACGGTATCAATATCTGCTCGATAAAGAACACCGTTATTAATTACAACGTACTTATTGACTCCGGCATCGAATGTCTGTACACCTAATACTTCTCCGGCTCCAATCGATGGAACAGTTAAAGTATATTGTCCAGGCAATCCTTCTGCCAAGTTGGTTGCAACACCATCAACACCATCAACAGTATAAAGAACGTCGGCTAATACCAATCCCTCAACAGGAGTGATGCCATCGCCTTTTAATACGGCTGAAAAAGTGACTTCCGTTCCGGCAGCTGCAGGTGCGTTGGTGATTTCAAAAATTACACCATTTACACCATCAATCTCTTCAGGAGAAAAATCAATTCCACTTCGTAAAGCAAATTTATAATTTTGATCCCATTGGATACGGTCAATCAACTGTACGGAGAATCCTTTTGATTCAGGGTCTCCTCCGAGTGTTTTAGTGTTTGTCATCAATGCAGTTACTTGCCCTGCCTTGAATCCACCAAAATCTCCGTTGCTGTCTACTGCTAATCTCCAATTTCCTTCTTCATCTGCAAAGACAAAGTCAAGGTTTTTAAAGGAGGTTAGTTTCGCCATTTCTCTATAAAACTCGTGTCCTTCCTCAAAAGTAAACTTGTACTTTGGAAGTCCGAGCGTGTTCAATCTTTCCACGTTACGGTTGTTCGTTGAAACACCGTCTTCAGAAGATTCGTTGTCAAACGATTCAGCACCAATCAGAGGTATAAATACTCCTGCCTGAGTCTGTAAATCGATATAGGTCTTATTCCAAATAGTTGCCTTCGGAATAACAGTCCCTTTGGTCATACCAATAACATGAAGAGGCGTTCCCCATTCAATTTGGCATCCCTTTTTTCCGGTGTCTGCGTTTGCTCCACCACATGACAATTTCTTGTCAACTATGCTCTCTAAACTCATTACTTAATTCTTTTTGTGTTTAACAATAGGTTGTAGAAAGTTTTGTCCGTTGTTGAATACTTATCGTTCACTTTAAAAACAGTACCATCAACTTTAAATTCTCTCAATACAACACCTGCAAATTTCTTTTTACGTCTTGTCGTAGACTTTGTTGCTTTTGTCGTCATAATCTTAAAGTTTTATTTCTCTTAAACAATCATCATTAATTATTACATCAACCTCGAGTTTTATAGCATCCCAAATATCAGCAAACTCCCCATCAATCCCAATTTGAGCGTCTGAATAGTTTGCAAACTTTGTAATACTAAAATTCCCGTCATAAGATAAGGTATTTGAAACCCTCATCACATCTAAAATATTATCAAGAAGAGGATACAAAATGGTTTTAAATGTAGTCTCCAACCTTTCGGAATACACCATCGAGCTATTCGTCTCAACTGCCAAAATCAAACTCAAATTCAAAACTTCAAGTTTCTGTCGATTGTGGTTTTTGTGGTCTTCCTTAAAAGGTAACTCCAACCATATAAGAGGGTAATTTGTGTTTCCTTGACTCTGATTAAAGAATGCAAGTAACTCATGCTCATCCCCTGCCTTAAAAACCGGTGTATAGGAATTTGTATCTGCTCCTACCATATCCGGTAAGTAATCAAATATTTCCTTTAGCCTGTCCTCTACGACTATGGTTTGTTGTTTCGCCATTATTTATATTCCAAATTGGTTTCTCATTCCGTCCCAAAATCCCGGAAGAAAATCTGAGTATGTGTCCGGAGTATCGTCGTTCATATCATTTATAAACTTATATAAGGTGACCTCCTGATTGATGTTATAATAATCAACCCCAAAACCGAAGTTTTTTATTAGTAGTCGCCCTGATACTTCTCTACCCTGAATCATCTCAACCATTTCCCTCCAAGCTCTTATAACTTTAGGTGCTGCTGAAGCAGTCTCGGCATTTTTGGCTTTCGGCTTTACATTTCCAACCCCTACTCTAAAAATATCATGATTCTCTTCATAGTGGTAGTAAACATAATTAGCTAAAAAACTCCTATTTGGTGCCGTGTCTCCTGTCGCATTCTTAAATCGTATGCCTCGCCAATTAACGAGTTTGCCTTGTGGGTCGGTGTATTCCTTACCATTTAACAAATCATCCCATTTGGTGTCGGCTCCGCCTTTAAGACCGTTGGTCTCTCCTGAATCTAATTGTGCCTCGAATTCTTTAAAAAGTTGGAATCCTAAACACTTAATTAGACACTCACGTTCATACTTCTCAATAAAAGCATTCAATTCTGCTGAAACAGTTGTCACGTCAGAAGTTATACTCGGCTTCGCATGTGGAATGTAAAGCTGATTAGTAAAATATGTGTTGTTCGTTATCATAATTAAGTGTTTTCAAATTCTTACTTCTTTGCTTTCTTTGGCATGTACACTTTAATCTCTTTTACGATTTTAACGTGTCCTTTAGCCTCCAACGTCGCTGCAGTAGAAGCGTGATAGGTCTCTTTCAAGCCTTTTTTATTCGAACCTAAATCCGATAAAAATTCACATTCCCACATTCCCTTCGTAGGTGCTTTTAGTTTTTTAGAATCACTCATCTTTATAATTGTTTAAGGTTAATAATTCGATTATGTCGCAGCAGTAATAGCTGCCTGTACAGTAGCAATATCGTCATAAACAAATGCTGCTTGGTCTAAATTCTTCACATATTGGAAGTATCTTGACTCACCAACTAACGTAAATTTGTTAGTAATGAACTGGTCGTTAATCCAACCTACTCTAATTGAGAAAGGTACATAATTAACAACGTTGTATTTCTTCATATCAGCAACAAAAATCTTACCAACAGGAATTTTAATCCAAGGTATGATTCTTACCCCACCAATACGCACCTCGTTGAACAATCCGGCTTGAGGATATAATGGAAGTCCATTACCATCTTTAGCTCCTACCAACTGAATGAAGAAGTCTATCGGATTAATCATAACGATGTTAGGCTGATAATGTGCCTCATCCGTGTACGCTTGTGTTCGGTAAATATCTGTGATAATTGCATTAACAACGTCCATGAAATTGGAACCTCCAAGAGGGAACACATCTACCATCGAAGTAGAAACAAATGTTCTACCGTAAACGGTTGCTCCTGTTGGGTTGTTTCCTGTTCCGTCACCAAAGAAAATACCGTTCATTTTAAACAAATCGTGTTGTTTAGTTAAGTATTCTCTCGCAACAGAAAGTAATCGAGGATAATCTGTAACAGATTCCTCAGTTAAAATTTCATGTGCTGCAGCTTTAACAGGAGTCTCATAACGGTTCTCCCATTTAAAGTCTATTTGTGGTTTACTCGCTCCTTCAGCAACGAAACCATATCCTCCTTCTTTTGGCGTCAATTCCGTATAAGGATAACTCGGAGAGTTTGTGCTTGATACAGAACATAACGAAAGAAGATTATTGTCGTTACGAAGATTAAAGTGACCCAAATTTGTACTCACATCAAGAGGTACGGTGTCAATATCTGACCCGGAACCTGTCGTGATGTCTCCAACTGCTTTAGGTGTGAAAGTAATCTCACCGGCTTTATTGTTTGCAATCTCTTCAAGTTTGTCTTTGTTTTCCCTTAGGAAATCCTCGAATTGACCGAGCATCCCCTTAACAACTTTCGCTTTTTGCGACTCAATAAAATCCTCAAGAGCTTCTCCCTGTACCTTGACAGCGTTGATACATATCTGTATCTCGTCCTTTGTTGCATTGTTCTTCTGAGCTTCGGCAAGATCGTTTTGAACTTTCTCAAACTTAGCATCTAATAACTTTTGCATTTCTTCTGGATTCATAATCTTAAATTATTTTGTTAATAAATCGTTTTTCTAAAGTGGTTATCCCGGCTTTATTCTTCTTCGGTTGGAAATAGTGGTTTGCACCGGCTTATTTCTCTAACCATTGTTTTATCGCTTTTGCTTTGATTTCTGATTCTGATGGCTCATGTTTTGGTGTTGTGAGTGTCGGTGTTATCGGGTTACTCCCCATAGGAACAGCAGACCCTTCAATCGCCTTCGCCTCATATACTGCCCAAAAATAGCCTTGCTTTTCGACTTCTTCTTTGTTTGCAATTTTGTCAATATGTTTGTCATATTCCATTTTGAACGCCTCATCATCCTCATCTTCGCTGTTCATCGCAAACTTAATTTTTACATAATACATCCCGACGGAGTGGTTATCAACATTTCCTTCTTTGTATTCTTTAAACATTGTTGCGTTCCGGCTTTCCTTTACATTGGAGTCAAACACCAACGCTTCAGTTTTACCGTCAACATCATAACCCAACTCCCTCCATTCGTATGATTTTGCGAATGCTGTCAAGTCATCTTTGTCGGCAATTATTTTATCAAATGCCATTTGATGCTCCTGTAAATGTTTTATGCGTTTGTTTTCTTTTAGTGTTTTCGTCCATAATCCGTCTATATGTACGTCCTTATGTGAATCCATAAGGTAGGTCGTGTTGATGACTGCACGAACTTTCACGGCATCCACGTTACCCACAACTTCATATTTCGCTACACTCATATCTTTTAGCTGACTTACACCGGCACAAAAAGCATCGGCTTTTTTAAATTCAGCTCGTTTTTGGTAAATGAGCTCATCGTGATTTTCTCTCAACCATGCGAACTCCTCTTGTTTTGTTTCAAACTTGGGTACATCGGGTTTCATGACTTATTTTTTTATAAGGACTTTGTCCTTGATTAATTTATTCTTCTTGTTCCTCATCTCCGTTATTTTCTTGCGAGGAGGAAGATTGGTTTTGGTTCTCTTGTCCATTTTGCATCATATTAATTACTTCTGCTAATTTAGTGTTTTTATCGAAACCACATAATTCCAATGCCAACTCGTCCGGAAGTCCTGCGTTTCTTAATGATGATAACGCTTGAGCTCTTTTTGCAATTCCATCGTATCTTTCAAGTAAAATAAATTGCATGATAGGTAAATTCTCAAATGTACCTTTTAACTCAAGGTTTGGGTCGTCTAAAAATGCCTTTTGTAATACTGCACAAAATGAATCGACTGAAGATTGCATCTCATTCTGTACATAGGAAACCATTGATTCTTTGAAGTTGTTGTATGTGGTTTTCTTTGCTTCTAACGAAAGTATGTCTTTGGGAATGTGTAGAGCAGTATAAATTAAGTTACCGTCTACTTTAACAGATTCATCTAATCCTAAATCTCGCAGTGCTATATGTAAGGACTGCCATGTCAATTTTGCTTTCGTTATAATACCACGTTTTCTCGTTTTACTTAAACCGTAATTGTTGTGAAACAACTCCTCAACATCATGTTTCTCCGGGTCTGTTAAAGGAAAGTCGGACTGAGAACCTCCGGTAATAAGCTCTTTACCATTCGTTTTTAGAATGATATTTTTAGCGATAAGGCTGTCTTGTGTGTTAATCAATGTTTGCTTCAATCCATCAATCCGACTTTTGTTCTCGAACATGTTTTCCGTGTCCAGGCAATTAGGCAAGTCATAAAAAAACAGTAAGTCTCCTATTCTAATATTAAGATTCTCACCGTCTCTGTCGTAAACAACTCGCTTATTTCTTATTGTGTGATTTTTATTTCTTGCTGATAGTTTCGTTCTGAATTCGTCCGGGTATTCAATTAAATTCGGATCTAAAAGATAGAAAACATCCGGCTCGTTAAACCCAATAGTTCTTTTTGCATATACGACTGCTTGTCCCTGTGCTATTTGCGTAAACATAGCACTCTCGAGAAAATCGTTTTGTGTTTGAAAGTAGTTAGGGTTTCGTAGTAATTTTAATATCCAATGGTCGTATGTCCTCTCCTTTGTGTTCTTATTCTCTATGTAGAAGTCAGCTTGAGAGAATAGTTTTGCAACAAATAAAATTGCAGGTGTCAATATTGGGTGATTCTGTGCAACGTCGAGATTTGTCATCCCTCCCATTTTCCCCCAATTCTTAAATCTATTAATCTGATAGAAAGTGTCTCCCTTTAAGTTGCGTTCAAAGAAAGGAAAACTTATCCGTGGAAACTTAAAAGCCATCTTCTCGGTATTTTCTACGAACTTACAAAAAAATTATCCAAAAATTTTAAGATTTAGATAAAAAAATCCCCCATCAATGCAGTTGTAGTGCATCTCAAGGGGAAAAAACCTCAGCAAAAAGGATTTCTTTTTTCGATAAAAAGGCAATATTTTATAGTTTTATCCCTAAATATCGGACTAAATAACTAATAATGTATCTCAATGCATCCATTAAATGGTCATCCATCTTAATAGGAATATCTGTGCTTTTGTCAAATCTATCAATCGTCCAAGAGTAATTATCGTACTCAAATGTCAAATTAGCCGAAGGTACATAATAAATCGTAAATCCTTGCACCAACGAAATACCAACTTCAACACTTCCTCCTCCTTTTATTGCTCCGAGAGCCATATAATTCTCCTCTAAAAGAAGATTGATGTAATGCTGTTTAGCCGAATCGCAGACGACTATGGAACTACCTTTTTTTATCTGTGGAACTTGAAGTTTTATTACAGTTGGTAACGAATCTTCTATTTCCTGCAGTGGTTTGTATAAACGTTCACAAATGTAAAACGCTCCATCGCCATCGTATTTTACCTCGATACAGGCTGTCGGATTACTTGCTCCGAAATCGAGTCCAAAATAAGAAATATAATCCAAGCTATCAAAATATTCCTGTTCAATTTCATGCCATCCACGGTAAATTTTATTTGGTTTTTCACTACCAATCCCAAGACCGTAAACCAACCACATATATTTATCGGCTGTTCCCTTTTTAATATTTTCCTCATGTGGAGGAGGTTGATTCGAAACTGTTATCGGTTTGCCATTGTAAGTAAGGTTAAATCCTTCAACCTCATAGCTGCCCGGAAGCCATGGCTCGTAAGACAATAGCTGCTTAACAATATTAGGAGGACAATATGCGTTGTGTTTAAATGTCGAGTGAATAAACTTCGTATCCTTATCATGCCTGTACGTTTCCAACCAAAAGTTCTTACTCGGATTGTAATCGCAGAAAATTCTATCTGATGTTCTTTGTGTAATTTGTAAGTAGACCTCTTTGCTGAATTCTGTCACCTCATTAAAGAATGAAATATCTTGAGTTGACCCTAAAACTTTACCAACGCTATCTGCTCCCTCAAATACGATTTTGCTTCCGGTTGGCTTATAAGTAAATGTTCCTGTCTGCTTGTTTTCTTTAATATTTCGGAAGACCTCATAATCAAACATGATAATTTGCTGAAAGTCCTCCATAACAGTAGACCGGCATACATTCTTGAAATTCCTCCAAACTGTAATCTTAATATTTTTACGGTTTATCATTTCCAACAGTAACAACTGCAGAATTGAATACGACTTCGAACTACGGGAACCTCCCATCGAAACGATTTGTCTATAACGGTATATTGGAGGAACAACTACATGAGGCGTCTTATCGATTAACTCCTGATTGGTTATTTCTTTGTAGGCGTCCCAAGTACGCTCAAATGTTACTGTCGAGCATATATCCATTTAGAAAATCCATTTAAAAAATGAAAATATTATATCAATCACTTTCCATATAGCGAGTAACATCGTACCAACTATAATACATCCCCATTTGCTAACTAAAGGTATTTCGTTTACTTCTTTGTCTTCCATATTAATCTGAAAATAAAACAGTTATATATAATCTTGCGTTTGTACTCATCTCGGCAGAGATGCCAATTCGTTTAGCTTTATCACTTAACATAATTTCGTGATGCTTTTCACTTCTTATCCAGGCATTTACTACACCCTTTGCAGTTCCATATCTTCCGGCTATAATCTCACCAAGCCAATCAATACTCGCTAATTGCTGTGCGAGTACGACTCTTTTAGGAAAATCCTTGTGGCTAATTTCATGCTTAAAAGCCATGTTTTGAGAATGTTGTAATGCAATCGAGGATAGTGTATCGTTTCTTTGTAGCTTTCCTTTTAATCCTTTTTCCTCTCGATGAATGCTGATTAAATCAACTACTGCCATTTCAAATCCTGTATAAGTTGCCTTATATTCTGTCAGCATTGGAATTGGAGAACTTGCTTTTCCTTCTTGTATTTTACTTTTACATTTTAAGATACCCATATCAATATTTTTTTAGCGATCCAATAAGCAGAAGTAATCACTCCAACAAAGAAAAATGTCATTATAATACCGACAATTATCCAATTTTTTGTGTGTCTTTTCATGTTATTAACAATCTAATTAATTCTTTAAAATCCTGTAAACTCCTCACTATAAAATAGTGGAAACCATGTGCCTCAACCTTTTCCTGCCACAATCTTTGATTTGTGCTCTGTTTCGACCTCTTGTGTTCGGTTTTCATTTCAATAAGAAATGCCCGATTGTTGTAAAGAAGTATTAAATCGCAAACTCCGGATACAACTCCGGTTAAATTTAATTTTTTACCCTCTTTGCCTGACCTCGTGCCTCCATTTGGTACTGAAAATAATAATCCTCTCAAAGAAGGATACTCATTCCAAAACCAAAACACGCATTTTTGCTGAAGTGCATCTTCCGACTGCCCTTTTACATCTTTGTGAATGTCTTTAGTCATCTATTTCTTCAAATTTTATACTCATTACACGGTGTACACCTTTTAATCCGTCTTTATTGTAATATTCAATAAGTAGATTTCTCGCATCAATACGAGTCATATCGCAGTACTTAACTAATTTATCTGTAAATTCAGCAATATATTTCCTTAACTTCTTCTTCTTAAACCTCTTGCCAAATCTCACCCATCCATTTTTTTGCCTTTGGTAGTCGTACTCTTTATCCATTATCGTTTTATCAAAATATTAATAGTTGTATCCTTTTCTTTTTCTTGGTCTCCAAGTTGCCTAACGACCTTCGGTTTAAAGAACTCCAATGTTTTAAGGTAAACTCTAACAAACTCCCTATCCGGAAGAGTGTGCAGCACATTATTAAACCTTTCTGCATGTTCGTTTTCAACTGCGTCCTTCAATTCATCAAAGG